TGAAGGTTCCATTGAAGGAACATATGGAGTTTTTCCAAAAGATCCCATAATCATAGGAATCTGTGCATTGTCTCCATCAAGGAAAAATCCAATTACAACATCTCCCTGAGCAATGGCAGCACTTTGAGAAAAATGTCCACCTCCACTACCGGCAGTTGTAGGCATTAAAACTCCTGCCCACGGTAAATCATCATCAGAAAGTTCGGAAGTATTGTAAGGATGATAACCAAGTATTCTTACTTTATATCTGTGTCCCCACCCTTTACCATCTGCTTGAGCCTGCCATGCAGAAGTTGGTGCAACCTGACCGATCCACCAACGAAATCCGTCCCTACCAATAAAATTACTTTTAATTAACGACTCTTCTATCATTTTTAGTTCTGTTCTTTACGGATACCAAAATTATCTCTTACCAACTTCAATGAAGTATATGAACTATTTGGTTCAAAATGATGACACAATTCCTTTATCATATATAGACCGCTTGTTTCAGTATCTATTTCATCGGCATCTTGTGATGATACTTTTGGGAATTCACACTTTATAATGTCACCTGCTCTCAAGTCAGTATTGCAAGGAATCATCATACTTACAGATTGCGTAAGAAGAAGATTATATCTCATAATAGACTGTGCCTGATACTTTTCTGGATCGGCATTAGTTTCTGTCGATACATCTTTATCAAGTGTTCCGACATCTACAATACCACATAAAATTCTCGAAGGAACATCTCCAAGAGAAGTATCAATTCCTTCACCCAGTGTTGGTAAAGAAATCTTTCCTCTGCCACCAAGGTTTTCTAACCTATCTTTATACTTTGCAAACTGAAATTTACCATCCTCCCAAGGAGTAAAGTTAAAGTCTAATGGATTAAAAAACATCCTTTGACTAGCATATGCTCCGAGTCTCAATTTCTCAATCAAATTTTGATTCTTATCAGTAATATAGTTTAAGATTTTGAAATCATTATTGGTTTCATTTTCATTCTTACTAACTTCACTATAATAATATGTTGCCTTTGATTCTTGTTTAATTAGTTCATCAATCGATTTAAACTGAAAACCATCTTTCGTTTGGTAAAATACAAAACCAGCCGTTGCATCACCAGAAGAAACTGGAACTGCTTTTGATGCTAACCACACCAAAGTTGTAAAAGGTTTTTTGAGATTTCCAATAAAAGAATATTTGTTCTGCGATTTTTCTATATCACTATCATTATATCTCGTAGTCGATAAAACATCCTTTAAAATTTTTTTTACAGAATCATCAATTGTTCCAGTATATTTTCTCGAAACCCTGGTAGTCTCATTAGAAATTGCTTCCTTCGATACAAGATTAAGTAAGAAACTTTCCGTTTGAGACTCTGAAATAACATCACTAATACTTGATACATAAAGGTATTTTTCTGGTTTTGAAGAAAAATCCAAACCTTTCTTACCTTCTCCACGATCCAATACTTTCATACGCAATCTTTCTCCACCTCTTAATGGAAGACCATTATAAATTGACTGCAACTTATCATTTTTACCAGCAATAGAATCACCAGTGTTGACAACTCTTATTTTTGCTGTAATTGTTGGCGAGAATATGTCCTCATAATAATCGACCGAAACAGCACCTAATTTTAAATCAACAGTTCTTTGTTGATCATTAGATTCTAGTATTAGAGTCTCGTAGAGAGAAGAACCCGATGCTGACATTTAATTATATGCTAAAGATGTTAAAAGGTGTTTCTTTATAATACTATTTAACGAAGCACCCATAATGATTGGTGACGATCCTCCTTTAGATCCACCACTTGCCATTGGTGGTGCCTCTTCTTCAATAATTATAACCGTATTTTGTGGTTGCCCCACACTAGCACCCATATCTACATTACCTGCTATTGGCATTCTATCTACACTTCCACCACCTTTAAATGATACGTGGAGGTGATCATAATGTCCTGCACTTCTCCATATTACTTCAGCGACACCAAGTGCTGCTTTATTTTGTCTGAAATAAGAAGCAAGTTTATCAAGTTGTGCCTCACTATTGTGAGACAGTGGATAATCAAGTGCCTCACCATAATTGTGATAAGAGTTATAACTTCTTCTCATCACACGCTCTTTACCAGATCCAGTATATCCAGAATGAACATTGAAGTCTGGGTGTTGCCATGCTCTATATCCTTGTCCTTCTAATGCACGACCAACATTAACTGCTCTTTGATATGCAGGAGTTTGATTTGCTCCTCTTGCTTGTCTTCCATCACCAGCACCGGATTTCATACTGGCAGTTATAGAAGCATTTTGTTTCATCAGTCTTTTCAAACTTGCCGCATAGACTGGATCAGTAGCATATCCTTCACTCTTCAACATATCGGCTGCACTATATGCAGAAGTCGCATTATTCACTCCACGATATCCTTTATAATTTTTATACCATCTTGAGACAAGAGTATCTACTGCACTTCTGGGACTATTAAAGTTCATAAATTTAGCATTAGTTCCAGTCTTCACACCACCATAATATTCTGTAGTACTTGCAGTGCTTCCAGATTCACTACCAGTAGCTTTCATACCAAAATAGTTGTGAGTTCCTCCAGTAGCAGTTCCCCAATTTGATTCTAGTGCAAATTGTGCGGCAACCAACTCTGGATATTTTGCTCCAGACTCTTCTGCCATTTTATAAAACTCTTTCCATTTCTCTTCCTTAGTTCCAGTTACTGCCGGACCAACTGGACCAATATCTTTCTCCTCCACAGCAGTGATGTCCCCACTAACTGCAGTCTTAGCATCATCAAATGCACTCTCTATTCCCATAAGTGCATTTTCAAAATCTTTCATTGCAGAAGTAATTTCATTTGATTTTCCACTAAAATCAAATCTTAACCAACTCTGTACATTAGCAAGGGCTACTTTACCTAGAGACTGAATCCATTTACCAAGATTATCAATAAAACGTTTTAAACTATCTACAAGAAGTTTTATCCTCTTTATCAAATCTTTTACCCATGCAATAATTTGTGGGAGGTTATTCGCCAACCATCCAATCAACAATACGCCAAAAAACTCCAATACTCTATCAAGAAAACTTTTACCAGGAACTTCAACACCACTTATACCAGACTTTCCTCTAGTTTTAAATGCTTTCAATAGAGATGCTTTTTCTCTTCTTCTTTGCTTCTCCATCAATTTTTTATTCAGTTGTTTGTTTCTTGCAATATTTTCTCTTTTAACCTTTGTTCTTTTGAGAATTGCTTTTCGCAGCATTCCACCACCTTTGCCCGCTCCTTTGGCAAACATAGAACCTATTCTCATCGCTCCTGCTGCTACTGCTGCTATGGCCATTTTAGTTCACCACATTATAGATTAATTGCGAATACATAGTGTAGAAATTATCTGGATTCGATGAAGAAATTAATGGAACATCAGTAGCACTTCCACTCTTCATTGATTGTTGTTGAGATTGTCCTCCACCACCACTGCCTACTTTTTTATAAATCACAGTCGTATTTCCAGAACTAGAAACTGGTCCTGGAGCTTGCATTTGTGGTGAAGATGGAGAAGCAATAGAAGGTGCTGCTGGTGGTTTTGGTGCTGGTCCTGATGGAGGAGAAAATCCTGGTGCTTTACCATTTTGCTTCAGTGTTTCCCATTCCAATTGATTTTCAAATTCATCTGGTCTGCCATCCAACCACTTTTTATAAGCAACTTGTTCGGAAGTCAACTCTTTTGTTGGTTCTGGTTGTTCGGGTTTTTTGCCAAATAATGGACCAACCAATTCTCCAAGGTTTGGCAGTTTTCCACCAAGAGTATTCAATGTTTCAACCATTCCAGTCAATCCAAGTTTACCAAGGAGTGCATCTTCTCCACCTTTAATTCCTGGAACAAAATCTCTAGCAAATAGGAAAGCATCAAGTCCCAAGGATAAAGGCCAACCAGCACCACTAAAATCTAATATGGCGGATATTGTTTCTAAAGCAGCACCAATACTATCACCATTTGCCAATCTATCATATGCAAAAAGAAGGTTTGCAATTCCACCAATAACAGGCAGTGCTTTTGCTCCAAGTCTTTTACCACCACCAGCAACATTTTTAACTGTTCCAAGACCCTCTTTTTTCAAGAAAGATGCAATTTTAGAATATCCAGGAAGTTTTTGTATCGTGGCAAGAACTTTGCTTCCAAGGCTTTTTGCTTTATTCAAAAATGGTGCAATAATTGGTCCCACTAATTTTGAAAATCCTGCTTTAATTGCACCCGCACCTTTCTTTGCGAGACTAGATATTCCGCTACCAATATTTCCTGCAACATTCTTTATTTTTTGGAAAAATCCAACTTTCTTTGGTTTAAGCAATTCTGCTGCTTCTGCTGCATCCACACTCAAATACTTTCCACCTACTATAGCACTTTTTGATGACAATCCTCTATCGACCACTTCTTGTGCTAATTTCTTCTTTGCCGCTTTCTGAGCATCTGTTAAATCATCTGCATCAATTGTAGGTTTTGGTCTTGCAGTTGCTGCATCAACACCAGCATTAGCAGCAGTTGCAGTTGCAGCGGCAGCAGGTTTGGCTGCAGCATCTGGTTTCTTGAAAGGATTGAGAGCACTAAAAAGCTTACCAAATGTGTTTCGCCATACAAATCCCGCAATTTTTTTGGTAACTTTTTTGAGTATCTTAAGAGCAACAAAAAGACCACCATTAATTGCAAGAAATATGCCACCAACTTTTAGTAAAGCATCTATTACATTCTTCTTAATTTCTTCTAACGTTCCAATATCACCCTGAGCATTTGCTGCAATAGCTTTCCACCCCTTATCAGTTAACCATCCAGCAAAAAGAACTCCGAAGAGTTCCATCAAATTTCCAAGTATACTCTTCGCTGCTTTACCAACTCCTTTTACTGGTGCTAAGAGTGTTTTGGATAAACCTTTCTCTAATTGTTTTTCTTTTCCAGATCTAAGTTGCTTTTCTTCTTGCTGTAATAATTCTTTCTCTCTTTCTTTCTGACCCTTCCTCTCTAATTCCGCCTCTTTATCTAATACCTTTGCCAGAAAAGAAACCTGCTTTTCTACGGCAATAACTCTGACACTTAAAACATTAACATCAACATCAGGAGTAATTGCAGATGATCCTACTTTTACAAGTGCTCCAGGTTTTCTAAAAACCTGATTTGAACTTATCTTTTTCTTTCTAAATAATGCTTTTCTTTGAGCAGCAGAAAGATATTCCCCCGTAGATGGATCAACACCAGTTACAAGGATATCCCTATTCGTAAATTTTGAAGCATTTAATTTTGCCATTTACATGCCGCTCTGCTGTTGTTGCTTCAAATTCTCCTCTTCAATATATTGTTGTAATAAAGTGAGATAAACTTCCCTCTCCCAGGGTATCATATTTTCTAGTTCTGTTAATGAATATTTATGATACTGCATCAAGGCAAAATTCACTTTATAGTATGACGCAAGATCAGCGTGCGCCATACCTACCCGAAAAAACTAGAAAGTCCCTCCAGAACGACTTCACTCTCAACCTCAGTATTTGGATTCTTTACTTTAATAGTATGAGAAAGTTTGGGCATTGTCTCAAAGAATTTTTCAATCTCTTTAAACTGCTTCGAACTTAAGTCCTCAATGAAGGTAACCATCTCTTTCTTTGTGCAGTCAGAAGCACTCCAAGACTCTTCTTCATTATAAATTTGCTCAACACAGGAAGCAATTAATTGGAATGATTCATCGACACCCATTCCTTCATCAAAACTAAAATTCGTTTTGATGAATTCATCCAATGATGGATATTTCATCCTCATCACCAGATTCTCATCCAGTTTAATGTCTCTAGAGTGCTCTGGATCAACCTGAACCTGAATTTCATCCAAATCAATTTTTGCCTCTACTTGTGTCTCACCATCATCTGGGCAAGTAATAAGAACATCTACACTCTCTCCGACAGACTTGCCTCTGATATTCAGAAAGAGATATTCAATATCAAAAGTAGACAATTGATCTACCTTAATTCCTCTAGTAAGAATGCAATTGCCAATAACAGTTTTAATTGCATTGGTGATCTGCTTCTGATCCTCAGATTCCATTGCGATAATAAGAATCTTTTCTTCTTTAACTAGAAAAGGTCTATATCTTATTTTCTTTTGTGTAGAAGGAAGTTCCAACTCATATGTTGGCGTTGCAATCTTTGGTAAAGGCATAATAACCC